GGATCTTGGTTGAAGCGTATCTTGTTTTGATTTTTTGGGCGGTGTGGTGATGGAAAAAGAAATCAGATGGCTTGGTCCATATAAACCGACAGATCGTCACGCTGATGATGTGACGATGCAAGAATTGGTGCGACTGCGTGTTGAGAATGAGCGGTTGCGGGAAGCGTTGAAGGATATTGCGGATTATCAAAAGCATGGGTGGATTGACGGCATAACAGACATTGCCCGTGCCGCACTAAAGGGAGGTGAGTGATGGAAGACGATCTTGTGGACGAATTAAACAAAGAAATTGAAAAATTGAAAAATGCTTTAATTCGCATTGCCTTTAAAGCAAACATGAGGCGAAACGTCAAAGACCCGCTTCCGATGAAAACATGGTTGAGCCAAAACAATTTAAGTGACGCTGAAATATGGTCATTGGTTGAGTCTTTGGGTGATATTGCTGCCACCGCACTAAAGGGAGAGAAGTGATGGAAGACTTTTCAGAAGTAACAGATTTGGAAACAGCGCGTCGTGTTTTGATTGGATACGACAAGGCGTTCCGTGAAAATGCTGAAATACATACACAAATGAAAGCAGAGACTGAGCGGTTGCGGGAAGCGTTGACGGAAGTAGACAAGGCGCTTGTTGCATGGATGGGCAAAAACTCACTAATAAGGAAAGTGCTGCAAGATTATATCAAGACCGCACTAAAGGGAGATGAGTGATGGATATTTTAAATCAAGTAAAGCAACACGCAAATCGTTCAGTTGAAGAAACAATTATGAGCGGTGTTCCATTGCATCCAAAATGGTTTCAAATGGTTGCCGACGAGATTGAGCGGTTGCGGGAAGAACTTGAGGACATGCATCGCAGAGAAAGATCAACCGCCGTTCAAAACTTAGGCAATGAAGGCCAGTTGTGCGACGAGATTGAGCGGTTGCGGGAAGCGTTGAAGTTTTATGCAAATCCATATGGAAAGTGTGAATGCGTCCCTGATTTTTATTCTGAATTGGGATTTGGAGACACAGCAGAAAATGCGCTTAATTCAGTAGTCAAGGAATCCTTGTCAACTTGTAAGCAATCCTTACAGGTTCAAAAATGGAAATGTCCTATTGGTGTTTCTGATTGTCGTGAGAATTGCGGAAATTATGGATGCGGAAATTAAGGAATATAACAAATGGACATCGTTGAACAATTACGTAAAAGGGCATCTAACAGATGCAATCTTGGAATTACTGAGCAGCCAGATGCTGCATTAGATCAAGATGCCGCTACCGAGATTGAGCGGTTGCGGGAAGCGTTGGAAAAACTTTCGTGTAACTGCACTTCAAATTGCGATTGGGATTTTGACGGCGAAATTTGTCCGTCATGGGTTGCCCGTGCCGCACTAAAGGGAGATAAGTAATGCGATTAAATGCGGATGGTTTTGAAGAGGCGTTTATTGGAATTGGAATGCAATTCAACCGTGATTTGTCTGTTTACGATTGGGATAAATGCATTGAGATTTTGATGAAACGTGATGACATGGAATACGATGAAGCGGTCGAATTCATGGAATTCAATGTCATTGGAGCGTGGGTTGGTGATCACACGCCAGTTTTTGTAAAATTGGGTGATGGATTAAACGAATTGGAAGGGGAATAAAATGAAATTTGGGATAGTTTTTTTGTTATTCGCGAGCATTTCCGTGAGTTCAATTGCGCGAGCGGAACAAATTTCAATTATCTGTAAAACTGAGGACACGAAAGAATTTATTGATATTGTCGCAAAAAGTGAAAGAACGAATGATGTTCTTGTCCAATTCAATGGTGGTAAATTCTTTGATGGGTTTTCATCTTTTGAAGATCCGATATTTAAAGTTATCATTCCATTTGACGATGGAACAGCTTTAATCGCTTATAATGTTGAAACGCAAAAAGGCGGCGTTATCACGACGTTATCGAAAGATCGTCAATTCCATAAATTGGAATGCGCGTTTCGATGAAAAGTTTAATTTATGCGATCACAATGAATATCGCTTTGATGTCAATGTGTTGCATGATTTACCTCGTCGCGAGTCCAATAGCGATGTTAATTAAAGAAAAACTTGCATCTAAGTTGGACAAATTGATCAATGTGGTGTTATTCTTCCAATTGTCATGGATCTTCGCGCTGTGCGTGGATCTGTTTTTATTGTGGGTGACAAAATGAGGATCGTGAATGAAAGCAATTTTCTTCGCAACGCTGTTGGCGGTATCGCCCGCATGCGCATCCGATGTTGATACGTTATTGAATGAAGCGGCTCGACGTCACAATATCCCGCCCGAAATTATCAGGGCAGTAGCACACATTGAAAGTACGAAAAGATGCGGTCTCAAAGACGGGCCACACCGTGGCATTATGCAAGTCAGCAGAGCCACAGCGAAAGAGGTTGGATATCCTTGGCCATTCAAGAACTGTTTCGAAGAGATCGAAGCGGGTGCGATTTATCTCAGGAAAGCATTAGACCGTGGCGGCGAGGATTGCGATGGCATTTCCCTTTACAATACGGGAACTTACGCAAAGCCAAGATGTACCGCATACGGCAGGAAAGTAATCGCAGCGATGAGGCGCGGAGTTTAGGAGATGAATGATGCATGTCACTAAATTTATTATTGAAGAACGAACGCAATACAAGGGTTTAACGAGATTGGTTGAGCATAAAGAATTTGCGGCTTACGTGGAGAACAAGCCGCACATCCAAGGAATTGGAGATTCAATGCTTGAGGCGTTGGTTAAGTTAGATGTGCAATTGGATTTTCTTTACGGTGATCCAACTGATCAATTGTTCTCAAATCCACGCCGGAATTAAGGAAATTGATTTATGGACATTGCGGAGTGGGCAAGAACCAATCAGGTGAATCTTCGGTCAATGACGGCGGGTTCGCAAAAAGTTAAATGTCCGAAATGCAGTTCTGTTCGGAAAAATGGTAGCGATCCGTGCCTCTCAGTCCGGATCGACAATACTGGAATCGGGTGGCGTTGCCACCATTGTGGATGGTCGGGAGGCCAGTTTAATGACGCGCATAGGGAAAATACACGCAAAGTTTTTGGAAGACAGGCATCTGAACGTCCAAGCGGCGGCGGATATGGGCATTTACAGCGGCTCGCAAGATCAGGATGGCAATGTCAATCCTGACATCGAAGGCAAGATTCTCGTCATGCCGTTCATTCGTGGCGGCAAAGAAGTCGGCGCGAAATATCGCGGCCCGAATAAAACGTTCTGGCAAAAAAAGGGCGGGGAGAAGGTCTTCTTCAATTCCGACGTATTGGATGATCTCGCGCTCACGAAGGGGGACGCGGCATTGGTCATTACGGAAGGAGAATTGGACGCGGTCGCGGTCGCTGCGGCGGGTTATCCTTTTGTCGTATCTGTCCCAGATGGTGCGCCACCAGCGCGGGACGGGGAAGGCAAACTGATCAATGTCCCAAAGGGGACGGACGATATCGATCCCGAAACCGACACGAAATTTTCCTACCTTTTGGGAGAGTGGGATCGGCTCGCGAAAATCAAACGGATCGTCATCGCGACAGATGGGGATGAGGCGGGACAGAGACTGGCTCAAGAACTCATTAGGAGGCTCGACAGGGCGCGTTGCTCGTTCGTGACCTACCCAGAGGGGTGCAAGGACGCGAATGACGTTCTGAAGGCCGCAGGAAGCGCGGGAATCCACGCCCTGATCGAAGGGGCAAAGCCGTATCCAATCGACGGCCTGTATAAAATGGATGATTTCCCCGACACGGGGGCAATCCAAACCTATTCTACTGGCTTCCCAATGTTGGACGATTACGCGAAACCATATCTCGGCGCGTTTATGGTCGTGGGCGGTTTCCCTGGTCATGGGAAATCCACTTGGACAATGCAATTAGCCGCCAATATGGCTCGAATGCATAAATGGAATATCGCGGTCGCGTCGTTTGAAATGCAGATTGTGCCATACGTCACTGACGCATTAATGGGCGCATTTTTTGGCGGCAACATTCGTTACGCGGCCCCTTCCACGCGGCTGTCAGCGAGGCAATTTGTCAATCAGCGGTTTACGTTCATCGCGCCGAATCGGGCGGATTTTGAGACTGAGCATGATATCGATTGGCTCATTGATAAAATGCAGACGGCTGTCGTTCGCGAAGGCGTTAAAATGGTTTTAATCGATCCATTCAATGAAATTGAGCATCGCAAGCGGTCGGACGAATCAACAACGGAATATATTGGTCGAGCAATTCGCAAGTTAAAGAGTTTTGCTCATGAATTCAATGTCTTAGTTTGTGTCGTCGTTCATCCTACTAAAGCGTCGTCTCAAATGGATAGTGAGGATTTGGGATTGTATAATCTCGCGGATTCGAGCCATTGGGCCAATAAAGCAGATATTGGCATTATTGTCGGTCGTCTTGGAAATCCGCAAATTGACACGTTGACGGGGATTTACGTCAAGAAAATCCGGTATCAACCGGACGCGGGGCAATTGGGAATGACGACATTGAATTTTGATAAATCGACAAGATTGTTTTCGTGAGATAGAATAGGGCATCCCGCGTGTCCCTCCCACAGGCGGGATGACCCTGTTCCTGATGCTTTTGAATGCGTCAGTTGAGCAGGATCGGGGGCCGAGTTTCTTCCCTTCTCGGCCCCCTTTTTCCTTTGCTCCGCAATGGTTTTGTGCTACATTTGTTCTGTTCTGATTCGGCTGTTTGATATCGTATTCAGTTGTGACAGGGGCGGATTTGTCAGCGTCCGCCCCTGACCATCAAATTTGTGATTTTCCGTCCGCCAATGGATTCATTGGAGCCACAGTTTCCGCATTAAAATTAATATCCGCGTGTCCGTTATCCTCATCCCAGAAATCAATAGGATGAGGCTCAAATATCGGGACGCGTTCGCTATCCGCCATATTGAACCCGAAAATTAGGGTGTCACGTGGCAATTGCTCCAATGCGTTAATCAATTTGGCGGCGGTTATGCCTTTTCGCTCGGTCATGGTTTCGGTTCCTTTATTTCTTTTTTAATCAAAACGACGTTTACTCTCTCGCAATCAGTGCAATAATTGTCGTCATAGACTGACACTAATTCCCAATCTTGGGTGTCCGTGTCCCATTCTACCCATGCATCGCGGACGACGTTTTCTGATCCGCAATGCGGGCAGCAAAATTTGATTTTTGTCATTGTTTGCCCCTATTTCGGCATTTCGACGTTTAGAGCGGCGGCAATTTGTTTTGATATTTCCTCGGGCGAACCATAGACAATATGGAACCCCTCGGCCTTCAACCCGCCATCAATTCGCGCAATGTTCGGGATCGGGTTTTCGTCATGATATTTCTCATAAACGGTTTTGACCGTGAGATGCATTCCTTCACTGACGAAAAGGAAAATTATCCCGCCTCGTATCCAAGGTTGAGGGTGCGGGCCGCGTTGCACTGCATCATAGAATTTCAATAGTTTCATGGTTTGATTCCCTTTGAGGATTAGGGCGGGTTTCCCCGACCCTTGGTTTACAGGCGGACGACAAAACCGGACGTATCGCGTTTGGCTTTATGTCCTTTCGGGGTTAATCCGACGATGACTCCCGCCGGATCTAGAAACCGCAAATCGTGCTCGTCTCCGTTAATCACCTTCGAATGAAGAAAAGACTCGGGATGAGGTAAAACACCAAATACCACAGCACAAGAGACGCTTCGTGAGAGTAGAATTCTGGCGGTTTCATGGTTCGTTTCCGATACGCTAAATGTTAAATGGTAATTCGGCGGTAACGTCCGGTCGAACCGCCGAGCATTTTTTGTATAGTCGAGGAATTGGATTTCAGGGAATGCCTCGAATATGTTTCGATATTTTTGCGCGGGAAATTCCCGCCCGAGAATTCCGGAAATCTTTTTGGCTACTGATTCCGGAATTTCAAACGCTACGCCTTCAAATGCGATATCGGTCGAGCCATTCGGGCGGATCGCTGTTTTGAGTCCGGCGGCTTGCGCCTTCCGGTATAGTTTCGCGCAATGCAGGGCGAATTCAGACATGAACGCGCCGCGCTCTTTCATGAAATACCGCGCCTTATAAATCCGGCTTTGCTTCACCTTGCTCGAAATTGCGGCTTGTCCGCTATGTTCGCCAAGACAAAGGGAAATGCACCCTTTCGACGCGTGAGAACATAGGTTCCCGACGCCGCCCGCCTTATGGGGAGCCATATAGTTGATCCCGTTAAGATATCCGAAACCGCCCGCTTTTATGGCTTTCGGGTTGTCATGGGATAAAAATTTCTCAAATCTCGGTTTCATCTGTTTTCTCGTTTTCTGTTTTCAGGGTGAAATCAAACGCGGTTAAATCCCCGAATTCGACGCATTCGCGGAGAAATTCCAAAAAGTCATCCATCGCCTCGGATTCGGAATCCGCCCGAAAAGCATGATCGGGAAGTGTAACGACGTAGATTTGCGTGGGTTTGTTCGTTTTCATTCCTTTTGATCCTTTAGAATAAAAAGAGATTAACGGGATTAAAATAAGGATGCCCTATTGCATTGTCAAGGAAAAGTTGATACATAATTGAGACCGCCGGAATTAGGGCGGTTCAAATCAAAAAGGGTTCAAATCATGTTGCAAGAAATATCGAATTTCCCGCTTTCGGTTTATTCAACCGAGCCGCATTTCTCACGTTCGCCAAAATCGTATCGTCATGTCACGTCGACGGAAATAATCGACGCGATGCGCGACGCGGATTTCATCCCGACTCGGGTTTTTGAGAGGAAAACCCGAAAGGCGGATCGGTCCGGTTTTCAACGTCATGTCATGCGGTTCACGCATCAAAGGGATATCGAAAATCCGATCCGCGAAAACCGCCCTGAAATTGTGATTGTGAATTCCCATGACGGGACAAGCGCAATCGACGTAATGGCGGGCTTGTTTCGGATCGTCTGCTCGAATGGCCTAATTGCGCGATCCCATGATTTCGGATCGATCAAATTTCCGCATCGCGGGGATAATCTCACAAGCCGCGTGATCGAAGGGGTTTTCCGGATCGTCGAGGATATCCCGTTAATCGAAAGGCGGGTTGAGGAATTTTCCCGAATCGAACTTGATCCCGAAGAGATTATGGATTTCGCATGGCGGGCGGCATCGATTCGATGGGGTAACGAATCCGAAATTAAGATCGATCCGGTTTCCCTTCTCACATATCGTCGGCGCGAGGATTTCGGGACTGACCTTTGGCGGGTTTTCAACCGAGTGCAAGAGAATCTCACAAAGGGGAAAATTCAGGTTATGAACCGAGAGCATGATCGGATCCGGACTTTGCGGGCGGTTCGGGGTGCGGAAAGGGATTTAGAGATTAATTCCAAACTGTGGGCTTTGGCGGATGAATTCGCGGGCGGGAAAATTTTAAGCGCGCCAAATGCCTGAATCCCATATAGGGGAATATATTGAATAAGGGGGAAAGGATCAGGGGAAACTCTGGTCCTTTTTCTTTTGGGGATCAGAACCGGATCATCCGGATCAGGGGGAAAATAGGGCTCCGCCTTCATCTCTCTCGAAAGCACCCTAGGGGTTCCGAATCGGCGCAATAAAAAAGGCGAGGTTTCCCCTCGCCTTTCAATCGAAAGCATAAAGAAAAAGGGGAGCCATTGGCTCCCCTTCCCCTTATTTCAAGAATGTATATTCAGAGCATTCGGACGCGAGGTTGCAATGTCCTGACATCCTAGCGTCGGGCCATTGCATAAAACCGACATCCTCGACCGCGACGGGCGCACCTAGGTTGATCGATGCGATCCATCGATCCGCTTGGCGGATTTCAAAATCCTCAAGGCCGGACGGATCGTCATTTATGAAATAACAGGCCCAATGGGCCGGAGCGGTATAGGTATAGACTTTCAGTTTAGGCATTTGTTTCCCCTTATGAATGGCAATAGCCGTCGGTTTCGATAGCAATGAACATGCCTGACCAGTTCGCGACAATGGCCCCATCCATTCCAATGGTTCCCATGACAGTCTGGCGGAAGGCGCGATAGGAAGGGCGGCTCTCTAGCCGCCCCCATAGTTTATAAATTGCCTTGCGTTGGGCTTTTGTTGTCTTAATCATCTGGCGGGCTCCAATAGATCATGGGGAACGCGAATTGTCTTTTTGGATCGATCCATTTTAACGTGGATCGATCGGCGGGTAATTTTCCGGACTGTGCCGAACCTATCGCCCATCATCCATCGATCGGTGGCGGGGTGCAATTGAACCCTCGAACCCTCGCCTAGAATGAACATCGATCCATTCGGATCGCGATCCATCGAACAGTATGCGGATACGCTTTGTATGATTTTCGTCATGGTTTTGTTTCCGGTTGAAAGGGAGATGGGGACACGAATGTCCCCATCGATGTTAGTGCCATCTAATCAGGCAATCGCCCTTGGCGTTCAATGGGCAGTATTCATATTGACCCTTGATGATTGCCTTGACGATATCTTCTTCGAGGCCAAGGCCCGCCAGTAGCGTGGCGGCCTTCGCCTTATGTTCTTTGAAGGGTAGCATTCCTTGCGCGATCCAGTTGAAGAACCCGTAGGAGTGGATGAACCCTGTCGATCGTATGATGACTTCATTTTTCATGGTGATAACCCTTGCGCGAAAAAGGGGGCTGCAGCGCAGCCCCCAACTGGTTATAGAGAGATAGAGATTGTCGCGTCGTTAACCAGTTCGCGTATTTTCTCTTCGATCTGGTTATCGAGGTCATACTCGCTTGGGATTCCCTCGACCAAACGCTCGACGTCGCTTAGACGTTCTTGGATTCCATCAAACCGATCGTCGTTATCGATTTCTGAAGGGCGGTTTTCTAGTTCCGCAACCCGTGCTTCGAGCGGTACAATTTTATGGAAGTCGATGGAATGGATCTTGACCGCTGCCTCCAGAGCTTCGATCCGATCCATCAGGTTATCGATGAAGGTAGCGATAGCGGTGACCTTACCGCTGCTTAGATCGCTTATCTCAAGTGTGGTACGAACGAATAGATTGCTAGGCATAGTAAACCCCTCAGTGAAACGGCAGGATTGCCGTCAAGAAAAAGTATGCAACAAATACTTCGCTGCGTCTCGCATAAAAATTAGATAGGGTCATGACGTTACGTGCGTCACCTATGTGACCATAGGTAATGCTTACCATAGGTAAGCATAACGTAGGGTAAGCATAGGACTATATGCCCTCCAGGCCCAGCAATGCTAGGACTGCAATCCAACCAGGCTGAGACGGGTTTCCTAACCTAGGATAAAAAACCCCCGCCACCCCCCATCACGAAGTGATGGGGGCTCTGAAGGAGCCCCCACCCCGTTATCCCCCCAGAAAAAAACCCCACTGAAGAAAAACTTCACACCCACCCCCTTCTTTTTTTGACCCCCAAATTCCCAAAAAAAATACCCCACCATAAAGAAAAACTTGACTAGGCAAACTGAGCAACTTCAAGTATTTAAATCTTGTTGGAGGAACAAATGCCTACACCGCAGTCATTTAAGATGAGAAAACCGACGCTGGATACGGAACTTGAAAAGCGCGGCCCAAAGCCAAAGATCGCTGATGAGGAAACTCGGCGGCGTGTCGTCGTAAGTTTGGCGCGAGCGGGAACCCCATTGAAAGAGATCGCGAAGACGATTGGCTGTTCTTTGAAGTGGTTGAAGGAAAACCACGCGGATCAGATCCATTACGCCCGGGAGATCGCGAACGCTTTGGTATCGGAGAACCTGTACCGCCAAGCGATGAAAGATAACCCCGCGTCGATCAACGCCGCGATTTATATCACGAAAGCGAAGATGGGCTGGGCAGATAAAAAGGACGATGAGAGCCGTTCCCCGCCGCAAGTCGTCTTTAATTTCGGGGATATGTCCTACGATGAGCGCATGCACCTGATGCAAAAAATCAAATTCCAGTTGGGCCAGCCAGTCGATCAGGAATATTTGGACGGCGAGTATGACGTCGTCGAGGAAGAAGAAAGCGACGCTGATGAATGAGAAGTCCGCGGCGTTTAAAGCGAAGAACGTAGAACACGCGATCAAGCAATACCCGAAAGAGGCACTGCTCGCACTGGATAGGCTCAATTGTGAAGAGAATCTCGTTGATTTCGTTGAGGGCGCTTGGAAATACATTGACCCTAATCCTTACCGCGCCGGGTGGCATCTCCAGGCGATTGCGGAGCATCTTGAAGCGGTGGCTCGCGGGGAAATTAGGCGTCTCGTAATCAACATCCCGCCAAGAACGTCGAAGTCCTCAATGGTCTCCGTCTGCTTTCCCGCGTGGTTGTGGTCACTTGACCCGACCGGGCCATTGGCGGGGCCACACGTCCAATTCCTGTTCGCGTCCTACGCGCAGACACTCTCCGTCCGTGATTCGATCAAGACACGCCGCCTGATTGAATCCCCCTGGTATCAGGAACGCTGGAGCCAAAAATATCAGATCACGTCCGACCAGAATACGAAAATCCGTTTTGATAATAACAAAGGCGGATACCGCCTCGCGACATCCGTTGACGGCGCTCTGACGGGTGAAGGCGGATCAATTATCGTGGTCGATGACCCGCATAACGCAAATGAAGTCGAGTCAGATCTCGTCCGTGGCGGGACACTTGAATGGTGGGATCAATCCATGTCCACCCGTCTCAACGACCCCAAGACAGGCGCGTACATCGTCATCATGCAGCGTCTCCATGAGGGTGATTTGACGGGACATATCTTGGAGAAAGACGTCGGGAACTGGACGCATCTTTGCCTTCCTATGCGGTTTGAATCAGACCGCAGATGTATCACGCCGTGGTTCATCGACGAACGCGAAGAAGGCGAACTCCTTGTTCCTGAACGCTTTGGGCCAAACGAAGTCTCGGAACTTGAGAGACGCCTCGGCCCGTTCGCAGCGGCTGGACAACTCCAGCAGCGCCCCCAGCCAAAAGGCGGCGGGATCATCAAGCGCGAGTGGTGGCAACTCTGGGATGAGAAGATCTCCAGCCGGGAAGGTCTCCCGAAAACCGTTTTCCCGCCATTTGAATACGTCGTCGCGTCTTTGGATACCGCGTACACGACGAAACAAGAGAACGATTACTCCGCGATGACGATCTGGGGCATCTGGACAGATAAACAAATGAACCGCCGAATCATGATGATCTACGCGTGGCAGGATCGTCTGGAATTTCCTGAACTCGTCGGGAAAGTCATGTCCCTCTGCAACAAATTCAAAGTGGATAAACTCTTGATCGAATCCAAGGCGGCTGGGATTTCCGTCGCGCAAGAACTCCGTCGACACCTCAATAAAGAGTCCTGGGGCATCCAACTCCTCGACCCGGGCAGGGGTGACAAAGTCGCTCGCGCATACGCGATCCAACACCTTTTCTCCGAAGGAATGATCTTCGCGCCAGATTTTGACTGGGCGGATAAAGTCATCTCACAAGCGGAATCTTTTCCTAAATCAACACATGATGACCTCGTTGACAGCATGACACAGGCATTAACTCATCTTCGTGTGATCGGATTCGCAGAAAAACCGACAGAAGTCCTTTCCGAAAAGTTTGATAGTATGTTATACAAGTCGAACGCGTCGCAACCTCTTTACCCGGTGTAACATATGGCACTCGCTCCAATGAACATCCGTCAGAACCCTTTTATGGGTACTGAATATGGCAATCAAAACGATTTGGTTGTTGATGTCGCGACAGATGATCAATCAAATTCCACGTCAGTCGACCCCGATACGGGCGTCGTTAAGATTGAATTCCCAGACGGCTCCGTCACGATTAACCTTGGCGGCGGGCAAAAGAAAGCGAAAGAAGATCAGAAGTTTGACGATAATATCGCGAACGAACTCGACAGCGGGGCGTTAGGCCAGATCTCGTCTGAACTCTATCGTTTAATCCAACAAGACGACGAATCCCGCTCCAAACTCCTCCAGCAATATGTCGCGGGTCTTGAACTCCTTGGGACTGAGATCCAAAAACCATCCTCTAACGCCTCAGACGGTTCGACCGCGGTCGAAGGACAAGCGACCGTTCGTAACCCACTCCTTTTGGAGGCGATCGTTCGATTCCAAGCGAATGCGCGAGGCGAACTTCTTCCATCCGGCGGCCCCGTAAAAGTCCGCAATGACGGACTCTCAAGTCTTGTCTCCGACATTGAGGCGGACGCGCTGGAAAAAGATTTTAACCATTATCTGACGGTCACCGCGAAGGAATATTATCCTGATACGGAGCGTATGCACTTCTCGCTCGCGTTTATTGGGACGTCCTTCAAGAAAGTTTATTACTGCCCATTGCGCCGCCGCCCCGTGTCCGAATTCGTCGACATTCGTGACGTCATTATCTCTGACGCGGAAACGTCCGCGCAGACCGCGCAACGCGTGACGCACGTCATCAAGATGGCTCCAAGCGTCCTGAAAAGAATGCAGTTGCTGGGCGTTTACAGGAACGTCGCTCTCTCCGCGACATCCTCGCCTAAAAAGAACGTTGCGGAAGAAAAAATCGACCAAATGTCGGGCGTGATCCCGAATTCGACCTCCATGATGGAGACGGAAACAAGAGAAATTTGGGAATGTTATTGCGAACTCGATATCCCCGGCTTTGAACATGAGGACGATCAAGGACCAACGGGCCTGAAACTCCCTTACCGCGTCACGATGGACAAAAACTCTCAGGAAATCCTTGAGATCCGTCGCTGGTGGCGGGAGGACGATCCTCAATACATGAGACGCCATGTTTTCGTGGATTATATCTTCGTTCCCGGTTTTGGTTTCTATGGCCTGGGGTTTGTGCATCTTCTTGGCAATACGACAATGGCGCTCACCGCGGGGTGGCGTTTGTGCATTGACAACGGGATGTTCTCGAACTTCCCCGGATTCTTGTACGCGAAGCAAGCGGGCCGCCAGAACACGAACGAATTCCGCGTACCGCCAGGCGGCGGTATGCCGATTGAGACAAACGGGCAGCCAATCAACAGCGTGGTCATGCCCCTTCCGTATAAATCAGTGGACGCGGGGTTCCTGAACCTTCTCCAAATGATTGAGCAAAACGGTCAACGCATGGCGGCGACGACAGAAGCGAACGTCGGTGAAGGCAATACGGAAGCGCCAGTCGGGACGACGATCGCACTGATCGAACAAGCGCAGAAAGTCATGTCCGCGGTTCACAAACGCATGCATGCGGCACAAGCGGTCGAGTTTCAGCTTCTTAAAGAATTGTTTAAAGAAAGCCCTGAAAGTTTCTGGGAAAACAACGTTTATCCCGCGCATCAATGGACGCCGGAAACGCTTATCTCTTCTTTGAATAACATCAATTTGGTTCCCGTCGCGGACCCGAATACGCCAAGCCAATCTGCGAGAATCCAGAAGGCGATGGCGATCAAGCAGATGCAATCTGCGAACCCCGCACTTTACGACGCCCGTAAAGTAGACGAGCGAATTCTCACCATGCTTGGTGTCGAAGACGCGCAATCACTTTTTGCACCACCCGCACCTCCATCGCAGCAACCTGACCCAATGACGATGATGGCGCAAGCGAAGATGATTGATAGCCAAGCGCGAATGGCTGACGTTGAAGTCAAAAAGACAGTTGCCGCTTCTGATGCCCAGAACCATGCGGCTGATCGCGAAAGCAAGGAACGTATCGCGATGTTGCAACTCGCGAGCAAAATTGCTGTTCACCCTGAAAGCGCTGATGAAGCGCAACAGTTTATCAAACCCGACATTCAGGGTCTTATCAACAACCCCAATGTCTAATTAATCTTTACGGAGAACTCTTATGTCCAATTGGAAAAAAGAGGCGAAAGCGGCATCAGAAGCAAAATTGAACCGCATGGGCCTCAATAAAAAGACCGAGAAAACGCCAACGTTTGATGGCGTACACGCGTGGGATGGCCTTGAAGGTCTTGATTCCGGCCATGCTGGCAAGATGCCCGTAAAGAAATCGCGCTTTAAGCGCGGCGGCAAAGTCAAGCATATGGCGGCTGAAGGCGGCGCGTCGAACAAGCATCTCGGGAAAGCCCCGCGCTCCAAGAAAGCGCATGGCGGCGTCCCTCCAATGGAATTTTATGAAAAGAAGAAATTCTCGACGCCTTACGTCAAGGGCGGCGGTCAAGGAACCGCGAACGAATATAAAGACGACAATCCTCGCGTTTATCAGCAAAGCGGTGGCATTGAACGCACCGCGATGGACCGCCTGAAAGAAAACGTTGGTCTTGTTCCGGAACAAAAGAAGGGTGGCCGCATCAAGAAATTGTCGGGCGGCGCTCTCGCACGTTACCGTGAGAAAGCGGGCGAAGATCTTCAAAATCAAAAGAAGTCAAAAGATCGCATGAACCTCGCGAATATGAAATCCATGATGTATGGCGAGCCAAATCGTCCGTATCATCCTCGCGACATCATGGAAACGGAAAAGCGTATGTCACGTCGTGAACGCGGCATCCGTATGGCGGCTGATAAGTTCTCAGGAAAAGCGAACGTCGGCCCATCAGAAGATGAGTACGCTCGCGGTGGGTTCGCCGCCAGCAATCCAGCGGCCCGCAAAGCGATGGCAGCGAAAATCGCGTATAAGAAAAAGGGCCAAACAGGTTTTGGCAACATCAATTACGGCATGCCAAAAGCAAAGGGCGGCAACGTCGGACACGAAGACATCGCTGAAGATCGCAAGTTGATCCGTCAGGAAGTCAAAGAATCAGCGTTGAAAAACCGCGCTCGCAAAGGGGGCGGCGGAGAAACGCCTTATAATGGGCCAACTCATTCTTTTGATCTTGAAATGTCTGGAGGGGGCGAAAAAGCAATTCAAACTTTGGGCGGCCAAGAATCAGATTTTGAAGCCGCGTTGAATAAATGGCTCAATCTTGCGAAAAAAGCAGGATGGGAAGGCGTCAACGTTAAAAATATGCGGACATCTTATCCCGGAAGCAGCGCCGGGTTGATGAACAAAGGTGGCCGCGCAAAGAAAGCGGACGGCGGGTCGCTTCGCGACCAATTCAATCAAGCGTTCCGTGATGCTCGCAATTCTGGCGAAAAGACGTTTGAGTGGAATGGCAAACAATACACGACGGAACTTTACAAACCAACGACTGGCCCATCGTTCCGTGGGCGTGGCCAAACTGTTCCTCAATATGGCCAAAAGCAAGTAAACAAAATGCCTGACGTTGACGTTATGGGCAACGCAACTGGCATGAAGAAGGGCGGGCGTGCGCATCGCGAAGATGGCGGACGTTTGTCAAAAGATGAAATGGAAGCAAAGAAATTGAATATTTCTTCGCGCAAAAACGACATGGATAGCGATTTCAAAGCGCGTGATTGGCAAAATATTCCAGAAGTTGATTCTAAATGGAAACAATCTGGTAAAGCCGCGACAAAATCGGTTAACAAAAAAATGTATCCGCGCGGGAAATATCATCCATCTGAATATGGTGAAATGGGCGAAAACCGTGCTGAAAATCCTATTTTGAAGGGACTCGCGGTAAATCGCGCTCTTGAAAAACAAATTGATATTGGCGGTTCTCGCACAAATCGTCCATCATTCAAAGGTTGGGCAAAAGAAACCAAAGAAAACCTTGGTTACAACGCAAAGGGCGGACGCATTCAACGTAAGTCCGGCGGTCGCACAAAGTCCAAAACCAACATCAACATCATCATGCCTCAAAATGGCGCTCCACAAGCACCACAAGGCGGCATGCCACAGGGAATTCCGCCGGAATTGATGGCGGCTCTTGCTGGTGGCGGTGGCGCTCCTGGAATGCCTCCTGCTGGCGCTGCTCCCGCAATCCCTCCAATGATGCCTCCTCCTGGCGGCATGCCTGGAATGGGTCCAGCGGGCGCTGGGCCTGGTCTTGGTGCGATGGGCGCGATGGGTGGCGGCGGGCCGGGCATGTCCCCTCCTATGCCTCCTATGCGTAAGGCTGGCGGTCGTATCGCAAAGCAAGGCGGCGGCGCTCTTGGCGAGTCTGGTTTTGGCGATCGTGCTGATCAGGGCGGTCGTCCGCGTGGTTCGCAATTCCATCGCGGCCCTGCGGGCGTTGGTGATATGCCCAACCAAGGCGCAAGTTCACCTGTCCGCGGTGGCGGGATGACAAAGCCAGTTCCGGTTGGTGGAAAAGGTCCAACGCCATACGACCCGGGTCAAATGAATAGTTTTGAACCGTGGCTTGGTGGCCAACCATCTCCTGGCGGCATGGGCGGTTATCCAATTCCTATGCGTCCACCGGGCGCGGAACAGCCAATGCCTATGGGTCCGGGATTCCCGGGCGGCCCTCCGCTTTTCCCTCCGGGGTTTGGCGGCAGATATGACACAATGCCTAATCCATTTATTGGGCAAATTGGCATGCAACCATCGCCGTTTGGCGGGCAACCAATTTACCAAGGACCAGGTTCTCTTGGCCAAATTGGTGGGCAACCATTCCCAGCAGGAATGCCGCCTCAAGTACTTGGCATGCAACAAGGCCCATTTGCTTCAACGCAAGGTCCGCAAATGGGTTTTCAGCAACAAAACGCGACCCAGCAAGCGCAACCAATCCAGCAATCGCAACCAATGGCCCGTAAATCCGGCGGTCGTGCGATGCCTAAGTATCGCATGAAGAACGAAGGTTCCGGCAGCGGATACGGACGTTTGCAGAAGGCAGATATGCCGCCAGCAAACGGAACGGCTCCTGTTGAACGCGGAAGAGGCGGTCGTAACGGTCCTTATGGAATGAGCGGTGTAGAGCATGCGCTTTACGGAACTCAAGGCCGTAAGGGCGATACGCCACAATATCCAAAAACGGATATCGCTCGCGCAGAAGGTTCTTACGCCGCGAAGAAGGGCCAAAAGTCTTCGGATAATCCTTATCCAAAGGACCACGAATTCCATGAAGCGTGGGGTAGTGGTTACGGAATTGAATCCGGTAAAAAAGGAAAGTAAGTGGCATCACTTGATCTCTATTTTCTTCGACAACTCGAAGAAAGGTTAGAAGAGGAAAAGCGCGGTCGTTCAGAAGCACTTCTGAACGGCCTCGCAGCAAACTTTGAGGAGTACAAACAACACATCGGTTACATCCAAGGCATCCGTGATGCCATTATCTGGGCGAAAGAGATCAACGATAGGTTGATCGGCAAAGACGAAAAAGCGAGATAATTATGAAAACTTCCAGCATGAAGATGATCCATGTCACCGACCCGGTGCAGGATTTGAAAAAGGCCGTTGGCGATCTGTCAGATATTAAGATCTACAACAATTGGGTTCTCTGCGCGGTTTATAAACGTCCTGAACGTACAGCGTCAGGTCTTTATCTTGCCGACACGACGCGCAAAGAAGACGAATATCAAGGAAAAGTCGGACTCGTAATCAAAAAGGGACCGCTCGCATTTGTTGACGACGACAAAACGTCCTTCAATGGGCAGGATGTTGAACTTGACGAGTGGGTTGTATTCCGTGCGTCAGATGGTTGGGCGTTGAACGTTAACGGTGTGCTTTGCCGCATGCTGCAAGACGTCCAAATCCGCCTTGTCGTGCCGTCTCCAGACGTCGTTTATTGAGGAGGAATGAATGGAAACGCAAGAATCGCGAACAATTACGCTTGAACAAGCGCCTAAAACCGTTCAAGTCGACCCTGAATTTGATTTTGGTCAGGATATGACTGAAAAATCAACGAAAACTGAGGCAAAACTTCAGGAAACTCATCAAGAAGAACCAAATGGCGTTGAAATTCTTCGCCAACAATTGGCTCAAAAGCAGCAAGAAGCGGAAGAGATGCGTAAAGCACGCATCGAAGCGGAGAATCTGGCTCGTCAACGCGAGTTTGAAGCGAAAAACGCTGTCGTTTATGCTCAAGACAGTCAAATGACGGCCTTTGACAACGCCATTTCGGGCTTTGAGCGCGATGGTGAAATGCTCGAAGAGCGTTACGCGGCTGCTTTGGAGCGTGGTGAGTATCAGGCGGCGGCGAAAATCCAACGCGAGATGTCAAAAATCGAGTCAAAACTCGAATTTTTGAACAAAGGCAAGTATGATCTTCAGGAAAAACTTGAAGTTCACCGCCAATCACTCACTCCTCCAGAGCGTATTGAGTATGAAGGGCCACAAGATCCGGTTGAATCATACATTCAGAACCTTGCGCCCGTCGCGCAGAACTGGATTCGTCAACATCCAGAGGTTGTGACGGATAATTCGCTCCGGAATTTGATGACAGGCGCTCATTATGAGGCGGTTGGGCTTGGGTTGCAGCCAAATTCGGCTGAATACTTTGGCCATATCGAATCAAAACTTGGATACGGCAATGGCGGAGAACCTGAAATGACCCGTACAGAGCCAACTCCTCAACTTCGCAGCCAGGGACGCGCTCCAATGACGTCTGCCCCTGTCTCTCGTTCCGCGAGTCCAACGTTTTCCCGAAATGGGAACCGGATGAGCGTTACTTTGACCCCCGCAATGCGCGAAGCAGCCGAAATCGCTGGCATGTCAGAAGAGGAATATGCCACCGAAATGGTTCGTCTCGCTAACCAAGGAAAGATCAAGCTGTGAGCAACGTAAAAACAACACGCGGCCCTGCCCGCATCTCCCGCCCATCAGAAGTTCCTGATGATGAGTTTGAAATGGATACAGGAGTTGTCGAAACGGCGGCTCCCAAGCCAGCGGTTCGTGGAATTCGTGAAGCGTCGATCCGCGCTGAACAACTTCGTCGCAAGATGGAGGAAGATGGCGGCAATTCTGACGTCCATGACGATTTTTATATTGATCCCCGTAAAATTCCGGAAGGATGGGATTACAATTGGAAGCGTCACACGGTCGCGAACATGCCAGATCCTGCTTATGAAACTGAATTGCTTCAGGCGGGCTGGGAAACGGTTGACGCGTCCCGCCATCCAGACATGGTTCCGCCAGGATACAAAGGACCAATTATCCGCAAGGGCATGATCCTTATGGAACGTCCAAAAGAAATCAGCGACATGGCGAAAGACCGTGAAAACCGTAACGCTCGCGAACTTGTTTATAACAAGGAACGCGAACTTGGGATCGCGCCAAAAGGCACGTTTAATCGTGATGGCGGCGTGAAAAAATCTTACAGCCCTATGGATATTCCTAGGACTTGATTCTTGTTGAGGGGGAGTATATTCTCCCCCTCGTACATATTTGTTGCGTCACCTTTTGGTTTGACGTATACAAAGTTTAACCTCCATTACGCGCTGTAGTGGTTTTCATCGTCGGGCTAGGAAAACATGCTGTTTTCTGATGCTTTACCGAAGAGGAGAATCCTATGCCAAATACACTTGCGCCTTTTGGATTCCAACTTGCGGGCTTTCTGGACGGACGTACTGGCTCCTTGGGTCAGTCGCAGTGGCAGATTCAGTCCGGTTTGACTTATAACATCTATTCTGGTGACCCCGTAACTCTGACGAGCGGATACGTTGTAAACGCTGGTACGTCAGACGTTATTCTTGGCGTTTTCATTGGCTGCGAATATTATTCGTCCGCTGTGAACCGCAAAGTTTGGTCGCCATACTGGCCAGCATCGACAACCGTCCCATCGGGAACGACAATCGACGCATGGGTTGTCACCGACCCACAGGCTGAATTCCGCGTTCAAGCGAATAACACTTCCGCCCTTGCTCAGTCGGTTCTCAACGGCAGTTACACCTTTGGTGGCAACGGCACGACTGGCGCTGCTCCATCGTCTCAAGCGCTTAACGGCCAGTCCGTCGCGTATCTTGATACGGTTGCTGGTGCTGGCTCGACAAAGCAATTCCGCGTTCTTTCGTTCGTCTCTGCACCTCCGGGCGCAAACGGAACGGATACAACATCTGCGTATCAAGTCGTGACGGTTGGTTTCAATAACCAGACCTATCGCGTGAACGCATAATAGGAGTAAGGCAACATGGCTATTAATCTTTCACAGATCCGTGACCTTCTCCTCCCGGGCCTCCGTGGTGTTGAAGGCAAGTACTCGCAGATCCCGTCGCAGTACGACAAGGTGTTTGAAATCACCAAGTCGAACATGGCGCTCGAACGTACCGCAGAAATGCGTTACTTGGGTCTCGCGCAGATCAAGACTGAAGGTGGAAACACCCAGTTCGACAACGCTGCTGGTGAGCGTTACGTGTACAACCAAGAGCATAACGAAATTGCTCTCGGTTACGCGATCACCCGTAAAGCAATCGACGACAACCTCTACAAGGCACAGTTTAAGCCAACGAACCTTGGATTGGGTGAATCGTTCCATCAGACCAAAGAAATTTATGCCGCCAACGTGTTGAACACCGCGACGACATACAATGCTGCGGTTGGTGGTGACGGTGTCGCGCTCTGCTCGACATCGCATCCGATTGATGGCAGCACAATCGCTAACAAGCCAACGATTGACGTTGATCTTAACGAAGCAACGCTTCTCAACGGCATGATTGCGATTCGTCAGAACTTCAAAGACATCGCAGGAATCAAGATCTTCGCACGTGCGCGTAAGTTGATCATTCCTCCGTCACTTGAGCCTGTCGCGATCCGTTTGACCAAGACGCAATTGCGTCCGGGTACTGCCGATAACGACGAAAATGCGATCCTTTTTACTGGCGGCGGCCTCTCGGAAGGTTACATGGTCATGGACTTCTTGACCTCTAACTTCTCCTGGTTCTTGCTGACCAACATCAAGGGTCTTGTGTATATGGAACGCGTACCCTTCGAAATGGACATGCAAGTCGACTTTACAACAGATAACCTGTTAGTAAAAGGCTACGAGCGTTACTCTCTCGGATACTACAATTGGCGTTCGATCTACGGCTCTTTCCCAACCGCTTAACCCAAAGGAGACTGCAATATGTCTATTTCAGCATTCTCTGGTCCGGTTATTTCGTTCGGAACGGCTCCGATTTATACGTTCGATACGGACAATAATCCGGAAGCAGGGCCATCGCTCTTCTATGCTGGCGCGGGTCTTCTTGACCCGCGCCCGTACTACACTTACACACCAGGCCAAAATTTCGGCGCTGCAACGCTTGGGTTCCTTGGAACTCAAAACATTATGACACTCAACGCAGTGCCATATACGTTGAGCAACGTTGCGATCGCGGCGGCTGCGAATACGGTCGCGAACACGGCGATGACATTGGTTTCTTCGAATGCTCTTACCTCTGCTGGTACGGGTATCGCAGTTTCCCAGTCAATTGTCCGTGCGGACACGGGTGCAACTGTTACTGGCCTTTTGGCTATTGATGGCGGCACAAGCGTCAGCGGCTATATTTGCAACGGTACGAGCGGAACTGCGGGAACAATCCTCGTGGTCACAACGGCTTCGGCTGCTCCTCTCGTTATCGGTCAGGTTCTTACTGGAACTGGTGTTACTGCTGGAACGGTGGTTACTGGATATGGCCCTGCCATCTCCGGAACAGCCGCTGGAACTGGTGGTACAGGTACTTATACTGTCAGCGTTTCTCAGGCTGCGGGAACAAGTGGATCTCCAATCGTTATCACCGCCACAAACGGATCGGCTACGTTAAACGCCGTTGCGAATTGTGCGATTGGTTTCGGGTCGGCGGACACAATCCAAATTTGGAACCCGCAATCGCTTCTGGGCCGCGCTGTTCAGGTTAAGCCAACCTCTGCGTCTGTTACGAATACCTTCCTCGTCTCTGGATATGACATTTATGGCTATCCAATGTCGGAACTCATCAGCACCGCCGCCAACTCGACGGCTGTGAATGGTAAGAAGGCGTTCAAATACATCGCATCGGTTACACCTTCCGCGACTGACGGTACTGGTACTTACAGTGTTGGGACGACAGATATCATTGGACTCCCAATCCGCTCTGACATTTTCGGGGATATTAACATCAATTATCCTGCGACAGTCGTCACAGCATCAACGGGATACACTGCGGCTGTAAATAGCATCGCTACCACAACGACAGGTGATGTCCGTGGTACTTATGCTCTCCAGTCAGCAGCATCCACTGCTACAAATCGTCTGGTTATTTATCAATCGCCACAAGTGTACAATATCGGCTCGGCAACGGGTCTGTTTGGTACGACACAGGCATAAGGAGCATCCCATGAAGGGTAGATCACACCGTTCTGGAAGTGGCAGCGCACAGCGCGGAGTCGACTTCTCAGATATGTCGCCTGGCAGCGTTTACGCTGGCGGCGGCTCGAACGTCGTTAAGGAAGCCAAGGCCCGTAAGCACGGTGGACGTGCGAAGGATGTCATGGCTCACGGAATGGGCGCGAAGCACCGCCTTGATCGTCCTGCTCGTAAGAGCGGCGGCAAGGTTGGTTCTGAAAAGAGCCCATTCTCCGCAGCGCACAACGTGAAGACCCCAGCGGGTCGCATGGTGGACGCTGGAGAATCGTAATCTCCACGGCATAAAATAATCGGGGGGCTACGGCCCCCCCTTTACCAAGGAGAGAACAATGACTGCGGCTTGGACAAGAAAAGAAGGTAAATCGCCATCAGGCGGACTCAATGAAAAGGGTCGCGCCTCTTATCATTCTGAGACTGGCGGTACGTTGAAGGCTCCAACAAAAGATTCATCAAATTCTCGTCACCAATCGTTCTGCGCCCGTATGGAAGGCATGCGTTCGAAATTGACGAACCACAAGAATGCTCACGATCCGGAAAGCCGGATTAATAAATCTCTCCGGAAATGGGGTTGCTAATGGTTGCGAAACCTTTTTGGGAAAAAACTGCTGAAAAAGATGCGAACCATAAGCACTTGACGGCGAAACAGAAATCAAGCGCGAAAGCAGCCGCAAGGGCGGCTGGCCGTCCTTATCCCAATTTAGTGGATAACGCCGCAGCAGCACGAAAGAAGGGCAAATAAAATGCGTCCAGTAACCGTCACAGTCGGCCCTCTCGCCGCCGCAAGCGCTAATAACATCTGCCTTTCGCAGACACCTACGTCTACGTTTACGATCAACGGCGCTCTCGCTTCTGGCGGAATCGCAACGTTGGATGTCGCACGGCGCGTTTTGTTTACGCCAGCAGGAAATGAATCCGCGAAAACTTTTACGATCGTAGGAACCGCTGCGAACGGCGCTCCTCTCACGGAAGTTCTTACGGGGGCAAACGCGGTTTCATTTTACTCAAACCTTGATTTTAAAACGGTCACGTCGATCACGATTAGTTCAGCCGCCGCAGCAGCGATTACTGTCGGAACGAACACGATCGCGTCGTCTCCTTGGGTTCGGTTTGATGAATTCGCGATGCCGCAGACCGCAATTCAATGCACCGTATCAGGCACTGTAACCTACACGGTTCAACAAACCCTCCAAGATCCGAATAGTGCTACAGATCCTGTAAACGCTTATTCTGTAACGTGGCTTAATTCGTCAGACGCTGCGGTCGTAAACGCTGGTTCATCTGCGCAAACCAGTTATCAATATTCCCCTACGTTCGCGAAAGTAACGATCACTGCGGGTACTGGCTCCGTAACATCGAACTTCACACAATTTAGTAACGCGCCTTTGTAATCGGAGTTCATTATGTCTGGTTTAACCCTTATTTCTGGTTCGACAACTTCTACGAACGATCCATCCGCTCTTACGATTGCGCCACAGCGTTTGCGCGATAACGTCGGGAAATTAAAAGTTTCCGAAAGCCAAAATCTTTTCGAAGCGGATTTTGAATATAGCGCCCAGCCAATGCGTTGGGAACAATATACAGTTGGCGGTGCGACGATTTCTCAAGTTTCTGCACTTGGCGGCATTCAAATGTCAGTCACGTCCGCTTCAGGCGACATCGCGATTCGTCAAACCCGCCCGTATATTCGCTATCAGCCGGGCAAAACAATGTACATGTCGTCCGGCTTTGTTTTCGGCACTGCTGTCGCAAATCAACGCCAGCGCGTTGGTTTTTTTGATGATGGCAACGGTCTTTTTTGGGAACAAGGCGACCCAACAGCGACAAATCCATCGGGTATGGGCGTCGTTTATCGTTCTGATACGAGTGGTGTTGTCACGGATACTCGTACTTCTTACGAAAATTGGTCTGATCCATCCAATATCAAATCGACGATCAATTGGAACAATATCCAAATGATCTGGATTGAATATGCTTGGTATGGCGCTGGATTGCTCCGTTGGGGCGTCATGATTGGCGGCGAACCTTATACGCTTCATCAAGTCGGCATTGGAAATCTTTCCAGTCAAACAAATGCTTGGTCTCGCACAGGTAATATCCCAGTACGCTACGAACTTCGTAATGTTGGCGCTTCAACCGCTGGTTCAATGTATCATTATGGTGTTTCGGTTCTTGCGGAAGGCAAAATCGATGACCAGCGCGGGTTTACATATGGTTATGGTATGGCGGCAGCAACTCCCGCTCGCTCAGTTCCTGTAAACTCAACGCGTTATCCTCTCCTTTCTATTCGTTACCGCACGATGGGAACGTTGGAATATGGCGTTGATACGGCTTATTCGGGTGCGAACGGATCTCTTCCTTCTGGCGGAGCAGCTATTACGTCAGTTACGCAAGGCGCTGCAAGCACGACAATTAATGCGTCATCCGCAACTTGGACAACAAACCAATGGCGCGGGAAATACGTTTTTTGCCGTGGTTCAAACGCCGCGATCACCAGTATTGTCGTATCTGGGGCATCCGCTCCATACACCGCAACAGTGACGACGACCGCAAACCCAAATTATTTGACAACTGGCCGTTATCTTACGATTAGCGGCGCGACGGGCAATACATCCGTAAATGGTACATTCCAGATTACGGTTACGGGCGCGAACACGTTTACCTATCCGGTAACCGCAACGGGCGCGGTCGGAGGGACTCTTGTTTATACGCAAGGTCAAGGTGGAATTGGCCGTATCACAGCAAATACAGCGACTTCTTTGACTGTTGTTGATAACGTCACGGGCAATACCCCAATGGTTATCCCGCCAGCAAACAGCGGCAATTACATCATTGGTGAAATTGATCGCGGTCAAGTTCTTCCCCAAACGCTGAACATTTATTCTTCAGCGAATTGCACGTTGGAACTTGTTACGTCGACATATTCGTCCCCAATTTCTCTCACGGGCGCTTCATTCGCGACGATGTATTCTCTTGGCTCGCTCAATAGTTTTGTTGAGCGCGATGTCAGCGCAACGGCCTTGTCTGGCGGTGAAGTTGTTTACAATACGCCTTTGCCATCGGGCGGCCTTCAAACCTTTGATTTGAAGTCATTTTTCCCGCTTTATACGACTGTCCAAGGGAATATGCCTGATATTTTGACGGTCGCGATCTCTACTCCGGCGTCCGGAACGTTTACGATTGGGGCTGGTTTGGTTGGCCAAGAAGCGATGTCGTGAGGATTAAATGACCACTTCCAACACATATGCTTTCAATCCAAGTCTTGGCGAAGTTGTCCTCAACGCTTATTCGCGTTGCGGCATTCGCCGGACTGCGATTTTGCAAGAGCATATGCAGGACGCTAGGTTTGAAACGAACCTTATGTTCGCGGATTGGGCCAACAAAGGCGTAAATCTGTGGAAAGTGGATCTTCAAGAAATCCCTTTGGTGGCGGGTACGACAACCTATTATGCTGCCACAAACAACAGCGCGACTGATTCGCAGAGAACCATTATGGTTCTTGACGCGTATATCTCGACAGGCAGCGGCCAATCGCAGTTTGATCGCGTGATTTTGCCAATTTCACGTACAGAATACAGCCAAACACCAAATAAAAACCTTCAAGCGCCGCCAACGACGTTTTGGTTTGATCGTCTCATTCAACCGACGATTACGGTTTGGCCTGTGCCTGATCAAAGTGACACATACACATTAAAATTCTATAGGGTCATCCAACTTCAAGATGCGGAATTACCAGCCGGGCAGACGCTTGACGTCCCGTATCGTTGGTTGAACGCGCTTTGCTGTGGCCTGGCGGCTCGTCTTTCTCTCATTTACGCGCCTGAACGTGTTCAGGTTCTCGAAATGAAAGCGAACGAATCTTACCAAACTGCGGCGGGTCAAGACACCGAAAATGTCCCAATGTACATCATGCCCGGCCTGTCCGGCTATTTCAGGACATGATCGATGGCTTACAGATTTCATGGTCGCGCAACGGTCAATTCGGAATCGCCCGGCGCGTTCGCGAGGTGTGACCGCTGTGGTTTTTGGTATAACCACAAAGCGCTCCAATTTCAATTTGACTTCCGTGGACCACGCCTCACAAATTTAAAAATCCTCGTCTGTTCAAAATGTTACGACAAGCCGCAGCCGCAATTGAAGCCAATCATGACGACGCAAGATCCGTTGCCCGTGGTCAATGCGCGTCCGGAAGACTTGGATTACGTCAATAATGATTACCGTGTCGCAGAAGGTGCTGTTGATGGCGGTAAATTTTTGATTTTGAACAACGGAAGCGGTTTTACGGGTGTCGGGACAATTAATGGCACTGTTTTAACCATTTCCAGCACAACTTCCGGCACGTTAAGCGTAAATGATACGATTAGTGGGATTGGTGTCTATGGCGGGACAACAATCGTATCGCTTGGAACCGGGTCTGGCGGCATTGGAACTTATAATATTTCATTGTCACAAGCGGTAATTATTCCTACAACAATTACAACACCAGCGACGGGAAGCGCCCGTGTCGTTCAAGAAGCGGGTCCATATCCATTGGACGGTTTTTTGGTTCCTACGGAGTAAGAAATGGCGAATACAACGATCACAGCATTGCCTCCCGCCATTAGTCTTGATGGGACGGAAAGCATTGAAATTGTTCAAAACGGGACGTCAAAGAAGACGACATCACTTCTGCTTTCTTCTTTGAATCCAGCAACAATTCAAATCGCAAATAATACTTTGCTCGCGAATATCAGCGGAGCAACTGCGTCTCCGTCCAGCACGACCCTTACGCAATTTTTAGACAGCGTCATCACGAATACGCAAGGATCGTTAATTTACCGCTCTGGATCTGCGTGGACATCAATTGCGCCCGGCACATCTGGACAGGTTCTTACGACTGGTGGTGCTGGCGCAAACCCTACGTGGTCGACGAACGGCGTTGGAACGGTCACGTCGATTACGGCTGGAACAAATCTTTCCGCGTCTCCATCAAATCCAATTACAGATTCCGGAACGATTAACGTCGTAGCGAACCCTAACTTCGCGACATCCGTGACGTCTCCAATTATCTATGGCGGAACAGGAACTGGATCGACGCTTACGCTTGTTTCAACTTCTGGTGGCGGCGTAACAGATAGCATCAATTTCGCGGTCGGGACAAATGGCGCGACGAACGCATTTACGATTGATACGACTGGTAGTTTGAACGCAAATCTTTCAAACGGCCAACGTTTCAACGCTGATTTTTCAAACGCAACCATCTCAAACCGATTCGCGTTCAAAACGTCAACTTTAAACGCCTCGACTGGAATTTACGCGCTTCCAAATGGGTCTTCAACGGCGGCCTCTTGGCAAGCGACAAATAACTCAGATCCGACGAACGCATCAAAGGTTTTGATCGCGACGAACGGGTCAACAGACGTTCAACTTGTTTCAGGCATCAACGGCTCTGGCACATATCTGCCGCTCGCGTTTTATAATAACGGCCTTGGTCGGTTTGTTATCGGTACGGCAGGACAGTTTGGGATTGGCCCAACCGCGACTGTTTCATATGGAACATCCGGTCAGACATTCATCTCTGGTGGTAACGCCGCAGCGCCTTCATGGGGCGTCCTTGGCGTATCAGGTGGCGGGACTGGACAGTCTTCCAACTGGACCCAGTGGGGAGCCATTTATGCGTCAACAACTGGCGCTCTCGCGTCAACCGCAACCGGAACTACGGGCCAACCGCTTCTCGCGAACTCAACAAGCGGCCCCGCATTCGGTAACTTGGCTCTTGGTACAGCCAACACGAACGTCAGCGGTACGCTTACGGTTACGAACGGCGGCACTGGCGCTGCGACATTCACGGCGAACGGTGTTCTTTACGGCAACACGACGAGCGCGATTCAAGTCACCGCACAGGGCGCTGCAAACTCTATCTTGACCGCCAACGCTGGCGCTCCTTCATTCTCCGCGGCCCCAACAATCGGAACTTCGGTCACGACGCCATTGGTTATTGGCGGTACTGCTGCGGGTTCAACGCTTACTCTTCAATCCACATCTGGCGTTGGATCTGGAGACCAAATCCTTGTCAAAGTCGGCAACAACGGCGCGACAACAGCCGCCACATTTGCGTCAACCGCTGCTTTCTTGCAAATGGGCGCTGGGACAAGCGCTATCGCGCCATTGAAATTTACGTCAGGGACAAACCTCGGCACAGCGACGGCTGGTTCGGTTGAATATAACGGTACGACAGCCCTTGTTACTCCAATCGGCGCGGAGCGTGGCGTCGCAGTTACGCC